CCTTTTGGATTTCTTCACTTGGATTACTTGAATCTATTTTCATATTTATACTATAAAAATAGATTATTTTTTTAATTAAAAAACGAGAAAAAATTAGATTATTTTGATTGAAGATTGATTACTTTAACATCTTTTAAAAAATCGGGATTCACATGGAAAACCAACTCCTCAGTTAATTGTTTCAATTCTTCATACTTCTCCTTCTCCACCTCATACAACTTCTTGTATTTATCACAAGAGAAATATTCAACAACTTTTATCCACCACATTTATATCTTAAGAAAGAAAATAATTTAAATAAAATTACGCGAAATAGCAAGAGAATTGACCGTTTTCAATCTTAGCAACCTTCAGCATCTCAAGGTAAACACGGAGAGTGTATGTGTCAGCGGGTAAGCCGGTTGCCTTGTAAGTTAAGTCCATACCCTTATTATTGACACGCTGTCCCTTGTTAGGGCGAATAGCAGTCCAACGGAATAAACCACCAAGACCAGCTGCTCCACTATTCTGTGCGTGTCCCTCCATCGTTTCAGCGGTTAGTGCCGATACACCGCTCGTTTGGTATTCGTCTCGTGTAACCATAGGAACTTTACCCTCCGCAGACTGCGTAGTGTGGAAGAGAAGGGCGGGGTTCTTGCGATCAACATTAAACTCATATAAGTCATTATATAATAGATTGAGAGAAAGGGACTGAGCCGCCGGAACATCCTTCGCAGTAACACCATTAAGGAGAGAAACCGGTGTGAAGTTTTCATTACGCTGAAGACCCATAATAACCTTAGAAACAAGGCGACCATTACCACCAAGCTGGAAGGTGAGGTCGGCGAATGCTGCTTGATCTCCCGTCCTCTTAGCAAGTCGGTAATCAGCATACTGAAAGGTGAGAGACGGATTCTGTGCCCGATACTTCGCCATTACTTCACCATCGAAACTAATAGAATCATAAATAAGTTTTACTTCATCTTTATCAATTTGGTATTCAACTTGGTTACTAGCAGCATCACTATTCGCAACACACATACGGCGAGATAGACCAGCAGCCTCAAGAGAAGAAGTGGTTGGTTGGAATTCAATATCAATATGGATTTCTTGATCTATCATAAAGGTTGGTAACTGATTAAATTTAAGGAAGGGGAAAAGGTCGCTTAGGTAAACCGAATATACGGGGGCATCAGCGATGGTCTGTGCCGAAGCAGCACTATGAAGCTGAAAGGGTAGAAGCTGGAATGTACCGGCTCCACCCGCCGCCGGAACAGTTGGATTGCGTCCAACATCTAAACCAACCTTCTTTGCCGAATTTGGTGGTTTATCAGTTGTGTTTGCCGTGCGGTCATCATATACGGGTTTATGAGCCATACACCTCTGCGATAAGAATTGTTCTCTCTCCTTATTGTCTTCATTACTTATGAAAAGAGACTGATATGCGTGGAATTGGTCGTAATCATCAATCTCACATACCGTCTGCGATCCAATTCGAAGGGCGCACGATTTAACAAGATTAGAAATACCAATATTGAGAGGGTAGAAAGCAGTAGAAGTTGTGAGGGGAGTTACAGCAAGAGTAACCTTGGAATTTGAATGAAGGAATCCAGCAACACGTTGAAGAGTGAATCGCACACGATTCTGCGAGAATGTTACGGGGTCAATTACATCCGTATGTAATTTCTGTCCGTAGGACGAGGGAATAGCACCAACTTTAATAAGGTCGGGAATGCGGTCTTGAGAAACATCAGCCTTAGAATCCATTTTATATTATGGTAAATATAAAAAAATAAAAAAAATAAATTTATTAAAAATTTAATAGATAGAAAAAACTTACTTTACATTACAACTTGGACTCCCATACCCGACCAAGCAACAACAACCTTACTCTTAATGAATAGATATGCGGATACCGGATTGCCGTCATCGAGACCATTAGTCATTTGAATAGAGAACTGAGATTGGGAGAAATCAACACCTTCACTATCAAGCATATCATAGAGAACACCAACACCATAAGCAGCACCAGTATCCGGAATAAATCGGTAACCAGTTACGGCATTCTGCGTTGCGGTAAAGTTTCTATTGCTATTGAGTGGGGAAACTGTTGTGCGAGTATGAACCTTCTCGGGAATAATAGAAGACATAAAACCCTTAATAACTTGAGGATCAACCACGGGAGTTTCATTAGAAGCACTACGAACCGAAGAAACCTCGAAAGAACTTGGGAAGCGTTCACCATTGCGGAGGAAGGAAATTGTTTCAAGATTGGCTACTCCTCCGTCATCGGTGCCGTTTGCCGCCGCCGCCTTCGTAGGCATGTAAGTTAGGAAACCATCTTGAGCGAGATTATTTACGAAACTTGATGGAACGAAATTCACGAATGTTGCTAACACCTTACTTAACCCAAGATTGAAGTTTACAATGGAGTTGGTTGATTCAAGGGTGGTGAAATATGATGTAATAGAGTTGAATGATAGAAGACCACTATCCGGTGCGGGAACACCATACTCAACCTCACAAGCAACCTCTAATCCACTTAATTCATAGAAAGCATTAGCAACACCAGCAGTCGTAGCATCACTAGAATAAAACACTTGGGAATCCGGTGCTAAATGGATTTCAATCTCTAAGGGTAATTTTGATAGAGGGAGTTTATCCGCACCAAGAGTGAGTCCCGAGGGAAGGGGAATACAGAAAGGAGATTCTCTTGTGTTGCGAATAACACTATCACGATAGGACTGATAATTGGGGTAAATTAAAGCAGTTTCACCAAGATGTCCCGAAACATCTTGCATACCCGCCATCACCGGCATATAAGAACTCATAAATCGTCCATAATTTCTAATATGTTCTATGACTTGTTTTGTCTCAGCATGACGGAAAACTAACTGATCTATTACCGAGTAAATACCGAGCTTGTGAGAACCACGGAGTTCGGGTGCTTGTCCCGCAGTCGCCGTCGGGTGAAGAGTCCCAGCAGCATCACGCCACACATTTAAATCACCACTCAATCGAAGAGAACTTAAATCAAGCATAGCATCTTGGCGACCAAGGGTTATCGTAAGGATTGGATTACCACGTGCGAACGATACTTTACCAGTAGAAGGAACATTGTTAGGCTGAACGGAAAGATACTTCTTAGAAACACTCATTTTATATATTACTATACATAAAATAAATAACAAATAAAAAATAAAAAAAAGATTGATAGAAAATACTAATATGTCAATTTTAGACATAATGAGAATAATAAGTCTTGAGAATAATAATATGAGGATGTCTATTTTATGTCATATGTCAATTTTAGACATAATGATAATTTAGAGAGTAACCATAACCGAATCACCCTTAATGGAAATTCTGCGAAGGTGGAACATAAAGCAGTAGAGGAGCTTGTTATGGCTCGGGCTTCTATCACTACCATCAGCAGCAGTTTCATTATATAACAACTGAAGTTGATTTGTCTTGTTGTTGAGATTAGCAACTCCATCGTTTAATGCGTAAGCACGTCCAATCAAGAAATTACGATTGTAATCCACGAAGGAGCGGGGAATGATACCCGCTTGATTAAGTGCCTTCTCTAACTCAATTAGAGGCTGTGCCGCAATAGACACACCCTTATTAATCTTGGATACAACAATCGGTCTTGATGGAACAAGTTTATCATCAACTAACATTTGATACTGAGTCAACTGATCTATAATCCCGACTTGACCGCTACGGATAGAATGAAGGCGACCATCCATAGTATTAACCTCTTCATCATAACAACCACGAAGACCACCAATTAATTCAGCAGTGTTAAGGACCTTAGCATCGCTCGGCATAATAATGCAAGATTTTGCCCTTGTATTAGAAACTTGTAAATTTACGGTCGCATTACGATTGCTTGACAAGAGTGAGTGCTTGTAATTGGTTACACTTGGGATATCAATCTCAATAGTCCCACCATCACGCATCTTCTTCATCATACCCGCTTCATATCGCGGATCAACTCCTACTTGCTGACATACAATCTCCATATTAGAAATTTCACAAGTAGCGGGGTATGAAGTTCTCTTTGCGATTAATTCAGTTGAAGTGTCGGCAGATTCTACTCGCCTTTGGTCTAGAGCAGCAGAGAAAAGAACAAAGCTACTTGTAGTGCCGGCATTACTAGTTGCTACTAATCCAGTCCCACTATTGCTATTTTGGAAATTAGCAAATGTAAGTTTAACGTAACCACCATCCATAGTAATATCAGTAATTACCGGATAGTTTTGTGCTCCCGTCTGCGTCAAAGCACATTCTTGGAGTGGGTCAGTTGCGGAACAAATACCAACCTTCTCCCCCTTCACAAAAGGACAATTCTCAACTGAAGTCATATTATTTTGTTTGCCTAAAAATATAACACTATGATTAACAGCATTATCAATTGCTAAATCTGCTCCAGCCGCATCTACACCATGAAAGACCGGATTCTGCTTTAGACGGCGATTACGATTAACACTATCTAACTGCTTGATAAATCGTGCCGGATCCTCAAGATCCACTTCAATAAATAATCCCCCAGTTAGTAAAACTGGAAAAACCGAATCACCACCATCAGCGAAAAGTCCGCTATGGATTGGTAGTGATAATTTAGCAGTCAAGAAATCATCATCAGTCCCCCAATCACGAGTAGCGGGAACAGTCCCCGCGGGTTTGTAATATGGGTTAGTAGATAAATCAATAAGGTTAGAAACCGAAGTCCCAAGAGTCCCACGATTCTCAATAGTATCAATTAAACAACCTTCTTTTAATGCTCTCATTTTTCTCATACTATCATCGCTATCATAAGAATACTGAATTTGGACTTTAGCATTGTATTCGGTTATTTCTTCAAGGAGAACAGCACGATTGCCCGAGTAGATTCTTAGATTCTTGACAACCGATTGTCCCCCAATAAAAGGATCTAACTGAAGACGAGTTGGAACATCTCCGGCTGGAACAGCAAGTTTAATATCGAACTGAAGGTAAGAATTCTTACCATCCATAAACTTAACCGTTGGTGGGATCTCAAAATCTACACGACGACCGGACTGACCGGCAGTCCCCGAATATGACTGACCGTTGGTTGAAGTGATAGAAACTTGGGTCTGCGAAACTTTAATCTTTTCATCATTACGCCAATAAGAACTCATTTTATAATTATAAATATAAAATAAAATATGAAAAATAAATTTAAAAAAAATTAAAAATTAAAAAATTATTGGGTGCGACCGACGGCTTGAGTAACAACATCCGCAGTAGTTTCACCTCTTGCTTGAGAAGAAATATCTTCTTTTGCTTCTTCTTTACTCTGTTCTCCCGCTTCTTCTTCACCAACACCTTCAGTTATAGAACTAGCAAGACTTATTGTCGCCCCAAGTGCTTCTAATCCAATAGACCATGGAGTTATACCACCAGTAGCAACCCCAGCAACTTCTAATGATGAACCAATAATATTACCAATATTACCAACACGAGAAGCAGTATT